GGGCCCGCTGCTGCTGGACCTGCCGCGGCTGGAGAAGCCACCGTGATGGCGGCCGCCGGAGGAATCGCCTCCGCTGCGGGTGGCTGGGTAGTGCCGTCAAATCAGTTGGCTATGGTGCACCAGAACGAAATGATCCTGCCAGCTAATATCAGCCAGGGCCTCCAGAACATGATATCCGGCGGCGGCGGAAATGGTTTGGGCGTTAGCCCTGTCGTGATAAATGTTTCGGCCATCGACAGCCAAGACGTCAAGCGATTTTTCCAAAGCAATGGTCACCTGCTCGTCACCGCCCTGAATAAGGCGATCCGCAATGGCTCGGCACTGCGGACGGCCTGATGCCCCTGATTTTTCCAGCATTGCCGGGGCTGTCCTGGGGCGTTACTAAGACGCCGACATTCCAGACCCGTATCCAGCGGGCGGTCTCGGGACGCGAGTTGCGAGCACTCGATTATCCCTATCCGCTATGGCAGTTTGCGCTAATCTAGGACTTTTTACGAGACGACCTGGAAGCCGGTTATGATGAGTTGAGAACCTTGCTCGGGTTCTTTATGCTGTGCCAGGGCGCCTTCGGCACGTTCCTGTTTCAGGATCCGAGTGATTACCGAGCCACCGGCCAGCAGATTGGAGTAGGCGACGCGAGCACCACCGTCTTTCAGCTTCAGCGCGCAATAGGTACGATCCTACCAGGCGGCGGCTTCCTCGAACCTATAGTTGCGCCAGAGGTCGTAAGTGCAGTCTACCTCAATGGAATTGTCCAAGATCCCGTGACTTACAGCGTCGACCCGGATACCGGTCTGATGACTTTCAGTACTGCCCCGAGTGCCGCCCTGATTATCACAGCCGACTTCACTTATTATTTTCGATGCCGGTTCATCGACGACAAATATGATTTCGAGAATTTCTCGTATCGCCTCTGGCAGCTCAAAAAACTGACCTTCATCTCGGTGCGAACGTGAAAGCCGCTAGCCCAGCGCTGACCGCCCTGCTTGCCAGCAGCAGCCAGTTCATCATGGCAGACCTCTATACCATCACGCTGGTGGGCGGCTCTGTATTGCGTTACTCGACAGGACCGACTGCACTCTCGGTGAACGGCTATACGTTTGCTTTAGGGCCTAAATTCGAGCGTTCGAAAACTAAAGTCGTGATAGGCACCCAAGTCGACGAGCTGGACGTCAACATCTATCCCGAGACAACGGATCAGATAGGCGCAACACCGTTTCTAGCCGCAGCGTGGCAGGGACAGCTCGACGGTGCGCTTCTGAAGCTTGAGCGGGCGTTTATGCCAACTTACGGCGATACGAGCCCGGGAACTGTGATCCTCTTCGCTGGCCGTATCTCGGATATAGACTGCAGTCGCACTGGTGTCAACCTTAAGTGTCGCTCGCATTTAGAGCTCCTGAATATCCAAATGCCTCGCCGGCTGTGGCAGTCGTCGTGCACCCACATTTTCGGTGATGCGATGTGCCAATTCGATCGATCGGTGTTACAAATAACGTTTGCGGCCGGACCCGCATCTACCCCGGCGCAAGTCGCCACCTCAGTCGACCCGACCTCAGTGAACCTATATGTCCAAGGGACGATCATCGGCGTGACCGGGGCCAATGCCGGGTCGAGCCGCACCATCGCCAATATGGATTCCGGCTTAGTTTCCGTGAAGCTTCCATTCCCTTCTCCGATTGTGGCTGGAGACCAATTTCAGCTTTTGCCCGGCTGCGATCGTACGCTCGCTACCTGTACAAATGTGTTCAATAACGCCAACCACTTTGGAGGTTTTCCCTACATCCCGACGCCGGAGACGGCGGTGTGACATTTAAGCAGTAGGCCCGTACCGGAGGTGGTGCGGGCCGCTAGAGACGCATGGCGCCGAGCTCGGCGAGCTATGTGCGGTCAAAACTGATTTCGCCGGACTGATCGCAGGGCACTGCCTAACCGTGTTTAGCCAGTTCCGGTTCGAACAGATTGTACGCCAGTTGGCCCTTTGTCTGCGACACGTTGCGGACGACAGACAATAGCGTCAACTAGTGCTTCCAGAAGCAACCAATTTGGTTCGCATGTAGCGACAATGGCCATCCACATTTCATTCGCAGTTGTGATAGCGTTTGCGACAAGTCATTTTAGGTGGGCGACGGGAAGTGATTGATATGCGCCGTGCGCGGAATGTGATCACACTGCTGCCGTCTGCATTTCGTGACGTCTCATTTTTTGTAGTGTAGAGGTGCTGAGATGAAGATATTTTCATTTTGCTTCTGTAGCGCGCTTGCCATTTCTAGTGTTGCATTTGCGCAGATGGGTCCGCAGGGGCCGCAAGGTGTTCCTGGTCCAATCGGTGCTACCGGCGCTCAAGGGGCAACTGGCTCGCAGGGCGCTCAAGGTCCCGTTGGTCTCACAGGCCCGCAGGGGGCCGTTGGACCGCAGGGCCCCCAAGGCGCTCCGGGCGCTGCTTCGACTGTAGCCGGACCCGCCGGTCCGGCTGGCGCAATGGGGCCAGTCGGCCCCACTGGCGCAATTGGTCCTGCCGGACCCGCCGGTCTTCAGGGGCCTGTCGGTCTCACTGGAGCGACCGGTCCCGCCGGCGCGACAGGCAAAACTGGCGCAACCGGCCCCGCCGGTCCTCAGGGTCCTGTTGGTCCCGTTGGCCCGGCTGGCGCTACTGGTCCGGCCGGTCCTCAGGGACCCAAGGGCGCTGCTTCGACTGTCGCAGGCCCCGCGGGACCGCAAGGACCCGCTGGTGCTCAAGGGCCTGCCGGACCCGCTGGACCGCAGGGCCCTGCAGGCAAGGATGGGGCTGGAGCCATCATTCCGGCTTCAGGTTTTGCTCTAGCGACGCCCGATGGCGTGTTTGCTTTTGGCGCGCAGTGCACCGGGTCTGATTGCCCATCAGCGGAGCAACACGTGATCGTAAACAACGTTACGATCCCCAATAATGTCGCCGCTGACGTCAGCAACAATTGGTGGGAATGGAACGGCAGTGGGTGGAACAACCTGAACACCACCACAACACCGTGACGGATCCGCGCCGAGCTTTGGTTTTGGCTAAAGCCGAGGCCTGGCTCGGCACACCCTACCACCACATGGGGCGTGTCAAGGGCGCGGGCACCGACTGCTTGATGATGCTGGCCGAGGTCTACCACTCGGCTGGCGTCATCCCGCCCCTCGACATCCCGTTCTATCCGCCCGATTGGCACTTGCACCGCCACGCCGAGCGATACCTCGAGGGGCTCATGCAATACGCGCGAGAGGCGAAGAACGGGCCTGGGGAAGGCGATGTCGCAGTTTTCAAGTTCGGCCGCTGCTTCTCACATGGTGCGATCGTGGTCTCATGGCCACGGCTCATCCATGCATGGTGGGATGCTGGGGTGATCTTTGGCACCGCTGACCAGCCGCCATTGAGTGGCCGCCCTGTCCGTTTTTTTGACCCTTTTCCGCTTCTCAAACTCTGATAGTCGAACATGGGCGGCATCATCGGTGGCGGATCTAATGCCAAGCAGCAGAAGGCTTTCGGCTCGCTGCAATTCCAAACCTCGCAACGGGGTGCGGTCATCCCCCTCGTCTACGGTACAACTCGCGTCTCGCCAAATTTGATCGATTACGACGATTTTAGAGCGGCCTCATCATCGCAACAGAGTGGCATCGGCAAAGGTGGCGGCGGTGGCAAAGGTGGTGGCCAGCAATATAAATACAGCGCCTCGGTGATTATGGGCGTGTGCCAAGGGCCAATCGTCGGCATCGGCACGGTGTGGTGGGACAAAAATATCGGCGACCTGTCTTCGCTTCCCGCAGCAGTTTATCTCGGGAGCGACGACCAAGCGCCGGATGCGTACTGGCAGACAAACCATGCTGCCAAAGCTCTCGGCTATTCCGGGACGGCGACTGTAGTAGCCAACAATTACGCGATGGGAAACACCGCCACCCTGCCAAACTTCTCTTTCGAGGTACGAGGGCTAGCTTCAGGCAGCGGGACCAATGGGCTTGATGCTAATCCCGCTGCGATTGTATCGGATTTTCTGACCAACCCTCGCTATGGGGCTGACTTCCCGAGAGGAAACCTTGCTGATCTAAGTCTTTATTCGACATATTGCCAAGCTACCGGGATCTTGCTCTCGCCGCTGCTCGATACTCAACAGGAAGCGCAGCAGCACCTCTCCGATATTGTAAAGATCACCAACAGCGCAATCGTCTGGTCGGGCGGTTTGTTGAAGATAATCCCCTATGGCGATCAGCCGATCGCCGGCAACGGCACGGTCTACACACCAAACACTACTCTGGCTTACAGCCTTGGTGAGGATGATTTCATCGTCCAAGAATCGGCCGTCGGAACAAATTCTGGGGTAACTGCAGGGGGGCCGGTCCTACGGTCAGGGTCAGGGCCGGTCACCGGCGGTTTCAGCGATGATCCAGTACATATTGCGCGGTCGACACCAGCCGACGCATCCAACTCAATTCAGCTGGAATGCCTCGACCGGTCGAATGATTACAATACGGCGATCGTCGAGGCCTTTGATCAAGGGGCAATCGACCTTTACGGGATACGCCGCGATAGCTCCTTGAAGGCACGGGCAATCGTCGATCCAGCAAATGTCGGGCCGATAGTCGCACAGCTTTTGTTGCAGCGAGCGCTGCTGTTCCGCAATACCTATACCTTCAAGCTCGGTTGGAGATATTGCCTGCTCGAGCCGATGGACTTGGTGGAGATCACTGATGCTCGACTCGGCGCTTCCGCGTTGACTGTGCGGATTACCGCGGTGGAGGAGGATGACGAGGGAACCCTCTCGATCACGGCTGAAGATTTCTTTGGCGGATACTCGACCGCCGCGCTGTACCCGACGCAGTCGAGCGCAGGCTACGTCCCAAACTGGAGTTCGCCTCCAGGAGATATCAACACGCCGATCATTTTCGAACCTCCTGCGGCGCTGTTGACGGGCGGCCTCCAGATCTGGGTTGCATTGTCTGGTGGCTCGAGTTGGGGTGGAGCCCAGGTCTGGATCTCTAGCGATGGCGATTCCTATGCCTTTGCTGGAATGGTGACCTCACCAGCGGCGCAAGGGACGCTGATCGCGAGCCTGCCGTCGCATTCCTCCCCTGACACCACCAATATTCTTTCTGTGGATCTCACTGAAAGCCTTGGCCAACTTATCTCTGTTTCAGCTACAGATGCCGCCAATTTAATTACCCTATGTTATGTGGGAGGCGAACTTCTCTCTTATCAGGCCGCTATGCTTACTGCAACCAGCAAATATAACTTGACGATGCTCTATCGTGGTGTTTACGGGACCACGATTACCGAACATCCGGCTGGCACACAATTTGCCCGACTCGATGGATCTGTTGGCCGGTTTTCCTACCCGAATGATTACATCGGCCAAACGCTTTATTTGAAATTCCCATCATTGAATATCGTCGGTGGGGGGTTACAAAGCTTGGCGTCAGTGCCTGCATATTCTTACACCGTGCAGGGCAGCGGGCAGACACTGTCTATAATCGTCAGTGGTTCTTTGGGTGGCAAGCCGACCGCTAACCTAGTACTACAAAATTATGTGTTTACGGGACCGACAACAGTCCCAGCGGGTCTTACTGGGAGCCGCGGCAGTGCCATCACTGAGGC